TTTTACAATGCCATTGTTCCAGATTTATCTGGTCAAAGAAATAAGACTTTAGCAACTGAATCTGGATTTGAATATGATCAAAGATTTAATCAATATTTAGCTGCCAATCCATCTGCTTCTAAATTAGAGAAAAAAATATATGCAAAAGAATTATCATCTTTATTGATTGATAAATATAGAGATGCAGATATTGCAAACATAACAACATTTGATTTACAAAAAAATAAATTTAATATTGTAAGAGAAAAACAACAAATAGCTGATGCTATTGCTGCTTACAATACAAATCCTAATGATGCTAATATGTTAAAGACATTAGCTAAATTAAATGGATTTAAAGATAAGAATGGTAATCCTGATGTTAATTCTTTTTTAATTGAATATAAAAAAGTCATTGAATCAAGACAGAAAGAATAAATGCCTACTATTGATCCATCTCTACAGGAGTTCTTCTCTACACAAGATACTCCTAATAAAAATATAAACACACCTTCTATTCCTATTACTGATAATGTTATTCCTGAACAAAAACCAACTGGAAAACCTCAACCTGTTAATCCTGATTTATTAAATTTTTTTAATCAAGAAAAAATAAATTACGAAAAAATACAACCAAGACAATCTGGATTAGTTAAAGATCCCAAAGAAGATAGTTATGGTTTTTGGCGTACTGTTGGAGATATGACTTTATCAATTCCTCAAGGAGTTGTTAATGCTATTGAAGAACAAGGAGATTTTTTAGATAAAAATATTGTATCATTAGGTGGTATTGAATTTGGTGATAAAGATGGAAAACTTTCATTTAAAGATTTTATTCCACAATATGTTTCACCAACAAGATGGAAAGAAGGAAAATATTCTGATGAAAGACAACTACCATTATTTTATAAACCAAAAACATTAGCTGGAAATATTACCGAAGGAATATCAAGATTTGTTACTGGATTTTATACACCAAATAAATTTCTTAAAGGTGCTGGATTAGTTGGTGGTTTTGGTGTTACAGCATTAAGAGGCATGTCAGCAGGAGCTGTTGCAGATCTTACTGTTTGGGATCCTAATGAAGGAAGATTATCCGATATGTTAGTTGAATTAGATTCACCAGTATTAAATAATGCAGTTACTCAATATCTAGCAACAGATGTAGAAGATACAGAAATGGAAGGAAGATTAAAAAATGTATTAGAAGGAATGATTGTTGGAGGTATTGCAGAAAGTGTTTTATTTGGAATTAAAGCATTTAAAAAAGCTAAAGCTACTAAAAATATTGATGAAAAAAATGCTATTTATAAAGAAACTGGTGAAGCAATAAAAGAAGTTGAAGCAGGAAATACTACAGCACCTGTTGTTAGAAAAGCAATCGTTGATGGTAATCCTGCAATTAATGTTGATGAATTAGTAAAAGAAATAAAAATTGGTGAAAAAACAGCTAAACAAGATTCTGAATTATTTATTAAAAAAATATTAAATACTAAATCATTTAAAAATTCAGAACATGTTCTTAAAACAATTGATGATGCAGTATCTCAATTTGATGATGTTACAAAAAATTTTTTAGAAAATGATGTGTTAAGAAATGATGTTGCAGAAGAATTGGCAAAAAAAATTGCAAGTAGCAAAGATGAAATATTAAGAGCATTACCAAAACAAACTGAAGCGGCTAAACAAGGAACAATTAGAATGCTAGCGTCTAAAATGGTATTACAAGAAATTGCTAGAAATTTACAAGAAACATCAATTAAATATATTGCTAAGTTTGGTGAAAATGAAAAACTCTGGACTAAAGAAGCTAGACAAGAAATTGCTAATTATACAAAATTAATTCAAGATGTAACTTATTCATTAAAAGAACAAATTAGAGGTGCAGCTAGAACTACTCAAGCTGGTAGAGTACAAGTTGGTGCTGTTGGTGGTAAAGTTATTGATGCTGAAAAAGCTGCTGAATATATAAGATTATATAATTCTAATCCAATTATTCTTGCCAAAAAATTTGCAAGTGGTTCTTTAGATGAAGTAATTCAAAATGCTGGTAAAACTAAATATCAAAAAACAATAGAAGTATTTAACTCTGCTTATCTTAATTCATTATTATCTGGAGTATTTACTCAAGCCATTAACTTAAAAACTGGATTATATGAAGCATTAATTAGACCAATGGAACAAACGATTGGTGGAGCAATTGCTAGAGATAAGAAAGCAGTGCAATTAGGTTTTGCTCAATATCGTGGAATGATTATGTCATTTAGAGATACTTGGAAAGCAACCAGTTTAGCATTAAGACAAGCAGATGCTGTTCTTGATCCACTTGCTAGAACTCAAGATAACTTACAAATATTAAATGGAAAAGCAGTTAGACCAATCAGTGGAGCTAACTTAGGATTTAATGGAAGAACTGGAACTATTGTTGATTGGATTGGTAATGTTATTGAACTTCCATCAAGATTACTTTTAACAACTGACGAATTTTTAAAACAAATAAATTACAGAGGAAGATTATTTAGTAATGCTTTAGAAAATACTATGGAACTTGGTTTAGATATTACGTCTAAAGAAGGTAAAAAGAATATTGAAAGAATTTTAAAAGAAGGTTTTGATGCTAATGGATTAGCAAATATTAAAAATAATCCTATTAATGAAAAAGCATTACAATATGCTAGAGAATCAACATTTACAAATACATTAACAAATGGATCTTATTTAAACTGGGGATCTAAGATTGAAAACTTTTTAAGACAATCGCCAGAATTTAGATTCTTAATGCCATTTATTAGAACACCAACAAACTTATGGAGACATTTTAGTAATCGTATTCCTGGTTTTGGTGCTTTAACAAAACAAAATGCAGATTTATGGAATAGTGGAGATAGACGTGCAAGAGCAGAAGTTTTAGGAAGACAAGCATTAGGTTTTGCTGCAACGATGTATGCACTAGATGTTGCATTAGAATATATTGAAACTAAAGATGGAATGAGATTACCTAAACTTACAGGTAATGGTCCAGTAGATCCTAACATTAAAAAACAATGGTTAAATTTAGGATGGCAACCTTATTCTATGGCTAAACAAAATAAAGATGGTTCAGTAACTTATGTTCAATATAACAGAATGGATCCTCGTTTTTATGTTTTAGGTATTATTGCTGATCTAAAAGAAAACATTGCTAATATTAATGATCAAGACAAAGAAGATTTATTTGGTTCTGCATTTTTAACAGTATTTAAAAATGTAACTAACAAAACTTATTTAAGAGGATTATCAGATATATTTGAAGTTCTTGGTGATCCAACTCCTAATAATTTTTCTAAATTCTTTGGTGGAGTTGTTGGTAACCTTATTCCATTTGTATCATTTAGATCACAAGGAATACCAGGAATACTAGATGCAGATAAAGAAGCATTAGAAACAAGATCTTTTATAGATCAAGTTATTGCCAAGACTCCTTTTGCAAAAGATTATTTAGAAAGAAAAAGAGATATATTAACTGGTGAACCTATTGAAAAGAAACCAACTGGTATTGTTATTAATCCAGATGGCGTTGCTTCTTTCTCTTTCTGGTTTCAGGGACCAACATTAATTGGTAAATCTTCTGATGTTAAACAAGATCCAGTTGCTTATGAAGTTGCTAGACTTAAACTATCCTTAGCACCACCTGAAGTTACTAAGTTTAAAGTTGTTGATTTAACTGAAATCAAAAAAGGTGATAGATCAGCTTATGATTATTGGATGGAACAGATAGGAAAAGCTAAAGATTTTGATGGCACAACATTAAAACAAAAATTAGAAAACACATTTAAAACATACCAATATAAATCGGCTAAAGAAGGAGATGAGAACTTTGATGGTGGTAAGGAATATATTGTTAAAAGAATATTTGAAGGTTATAAAAAATTAGCGTATGCAAACATGTTAAGAGAATATCCAGAAGCTAGAAAGCAAATAGAGAAAGCACAAGGATATAAATATGAAATGCTTACACCATTAAAATCTGGTCAAAAGCCACAAGTAAAAGGTTTAGAATAATAATAGACATAAACATTAAAATATAATAAAGGAACTTTATGACAATATCTTCAACTACAGTTAGAAACAGTTATAGTGGTGATGGCTCAACTACAACGTTTAGTTATACATTTAAGATATTCCAA